GGTCGAAGACGCGCCTGTCGCTGTTCTGTATGTCGATGAATTGCCGTTCTCGTTGCTTCCCGTCGCGTTCTGTTCAGTGCTTGCTGAATCGGTCGCAGACGACGACGAAATCGACGACGATTCAATCTGAATCGGAATGAACGTCGCTTCTTGTGTCGGCGTGATGAATGACAGACCCATCGTCAGCACGCACCGTCGTCTGACACTTGCCAGCCGTAGTGACGTTCAAAAGGTTCTTCGCCAGCCTTCGGTTTCTTCTTCGATGTGCGGAACATCAGCGCTGGCGTCGCTGAAACATTGCCGCAGAACGAAGTCTTCAGCACGCCTCCGATCAGCGTCGCGACAGTGAACTCAAAGTCAGACGGCGTGCCGACACTGACAGTCTGTTCAGGCTGCTTCGTGACTGCGTCGAAATCCCATGATGTGATCTGTCCTTCTTCTGCCGTAACGCTTGCGATCAAGAACAGCTTCGCAGCGTTTTTGCTGAAGCTGACTTCTTCGCCTTGATTCGATGCAGCAAGCCCGTTGACTGTGCCGCTGTTCAGTGTCGCGACAGCGCGGCCGTCTTTCGTGCTGATGCTGATCGACCACTTGCGACATGCGCCGACGCCGTTGCCGCCGCCGCGCGATTCAAGCACGACATGTTCGCCGTCGATGTGCGGCGCGAACATGCCTTTTCCTACTGAAATTTCAGGCGGCTTTTTGCCTTCAGCTTTCGCAAGAATGTAGTTCAGAACTTGTTCAAGCTGCTTGTCGTTGCATTTGATACGTGCCATCGATTTGAAAAAAGTTTCAACGCTTCTTGTAAAGCTTTTCTGACCAAGGACCGCCAGACGACAGCTTCCATCTGCGCGTCATCTTGCTGCCGAAGCCGATCAGTTCGATGTTGCCGCCCATGAACAAGAAGTTCGTTCCGTCAGGCGTCTGCGGTCGCGCATCAGACTTCGGCGGCGTCTCGACAAGTCCGATCTTTCTGAAGTCACGACTGCTGCCCTTGCTGCCGCGCACCCATGTTTCTTCGTAGATCAGCGTCGGCTGAAGCCACGATTCAGTGCCGAATAGTTTGTTTTCTTCGCCCTGCTTGTCAGTCTGCGACCAGACAAGTGTGCCTTCTTCTGGATCGAACGACACAAGTCCTTCTTCGATCAGTTCTTGAAAGCGCGGGTGCGTTTCGATCGGCGCACTGCCCAGCGACGCAGTCATTCGATACGTCGCCTTGTCAGTGTTGGGCGGGATGCCGACAAACGTGATCTGCGCTGTCGTGAAGTTCGCTTCTTGTCTGCTGATGCGCGCAGACTTTCGCTTCAGCCACGGGAATTCAGGATGCGTTTCGAAGCCTTCGACGATGTCAGCAATCGACTTCGCGCCGCTCCATTCATACTGACGATAAATCGTCGAACTGCCGACGCCGAATTCATCGATTTCGATGTCGTATTCTGCCGCTTCTTCAGCGTTCTTCAGACTGCCTTGCCACTGAACTTGTGCTGTCATGATATTATTCTTCGATTGCTAGTTGAAAGCCTGTGCCTGCGCCGCCAGAAGACGGCGTGATGCGATCACGAATCTGTTGAAGCAGCGACTTGATGTCGTTCAGCACAGTGATTTCTCGTTCGCCGCCGACACGTGCAGCGCCAAGCGGACCGCCTGCGCCTGCGCCAAGTGATGTGACACCCGCGTTCGTGCCAAGCCCAAGAAACGCGCCGACGTTGAATGCAGCGCCGCCGCCGCCGACTGAACGAAACGCATCGACTTTCGTCGAATCACGAAGTCGCTGTTCTTGCTGCGCGCGCTTTTGAGCAGCGCGTTCAGCAGCGCGTTCAGCTTCACGCTGCGCTTTCTTCATCGCAGCTTCTTCTTCACGCCGACGCTTGTCTGCTTCTTTCTTCGCAGCTTTTTCAGCATCTTCTTTCGCTTTCTTTTCAGCTTCTTGCTTCTTCAGATCATCAGCAGTCAGTTCGGGTTCAGGCAAGCCAGTGCCTTCGACTGCGTCTTCGACGCCCTTCTTCGTGCCTTCTTCAATAGCTTCGGGCCAGTTTCGTTCGATGATGGCATCAAGTTCTTCTTCAAGTCCAGACTTGTCGATCGCAATACTGTTTCCCATGCCGTCGTTGCCAGCGATCATGTCTTTGCCTGCTTCAATAAGCGGATCAGTAATGTCTGACAAGTTGTCGTTCATGCGCGACGCGAAGCCGTCTGACAGAACGTGCGAAGCTTCAGTCATGCCGATCTTCGCGTTCTTGTTCATCTCTTCGACTGTCTTGATCATGCCTGACAGATCGACGCCGGGAATCTTGTTCACTGCTTCAAGCACTGTCAGCGCAGCTTCAGTCGCTTTGTCGAACAAGAAGTTGCCTGCAAGCTTGAACGCGTTGACGACTGTTTCTTGAATCGTGTATGAAAGCGCGCCGTAGAGTCCGATGACAGGCGCGAGTCCCGACAGCACAATACCGCTGACGAACGCGCCGATGCGCGCAAGCGAATTCAGGAAGTTGATGCCTGCGATCTGCAAGCTGATGCCGAAAGCCTTTCCGATTTCTCCGTTCACAAGTGCGTTGCGCACGACGCCGACGACGTTCTGAAGAACGCGCACGCCTTCAGTGATGTTGACCAGCATGCCGCGAAAGAATTCGCCAAGACCTGTTTCGCCAGTGCCGATGACCAATTCTTGGATCGCAGATTTCAATTCGCGCCACGCACCGACCAGCGTGTCTGACATGATCGCTGCTGACTTTTCTGCTGTGCCTTCAGCATCTTCAAGCGCTGCTGTCAGATCGGGAAGCGAACCGTTCGCTACACCTTTGATCAGTGAAGCGACGACATCGAAGTTCGCTGCACCGAACATCTGTGCAAGAATCTGCGGGTCGAACTTCGACAAGTTCATCAGCGCAGTTTCAAGCCCGACGATTTCAGGATTGATGTCGCCTGCTGACATGCCAAGCGCAGCAAGTGCTGTCTGCGCTTTCTCATTCGGGTTGATCATCAGACCCATCACAGCAGCAAGACCGCGACCCGCAAGACCTGCTTTGATGCCGTTGTTCGCAAGCACACCGACAGCAGCAGACGTTTCTTCAAGACTGATGCCAAGTGCAGCCGCGAACGGCGCGACGAACTTCATCGCTTCGCCCATGCCCTGCACGTTCGTATTGGCACGCGCTTGAATCAAAGCAAGCACGTCAGCGACACGCCCTGCTTCTTCAGCCGCCATGCCGAAGCCTGACAAGATGTTCGTCGCGATGTCAGCAGCTTCGCCAAGACCAAGATTGCCAGCAGCAGCAAGATTCAGTGTGTCTTCAAGCGAAGCGATCGACTGTTCTGCTGTGAAGCCTGCTTGTGACAAGAACGCAAGACCGTCAGCAGCTTCAGATGCGCTGAACATCGTCGTCGCTCCAAGTCGACGCGCTTCTGCTTCCATCGCCGCCATCGCATCAGCAGATGCGAACGTCAGCGCTTCGACACGCGACATGCTGAATTCGAATTCTGCAATCGTCTTCGTCGCAGAAGTGAAGCCGCGAATCGCAGCAGTGATTCCGACATACGCAGCAGCAAGTCGACCGACAGTCGCGATCATCTTGTTCAAGCCGCCGCGCGCAGCATTGCCGACTGTCGACGTTCGCTTCGCTTCTGTGTTGAAGCCGCGAAGTGCATTCTGGCCCGTTCGCATCCCGCCTTGAAAGCGTGAAGCGTTCGCGATCAGGTTGATAGTTACATCAGCATCGTTTGCCATTTTCTTTCAACAGTCAGGGTTCGTCGTCGTCGTCAAGCGACTTCAGAAGCGACATCACTTTGCGATCTGCCGCTGTTCCCATTCCGTCAAAAGATTCCCATCTGTCACAAGGTATGTCGTTTTTCCTATAGTAGCAATTTTCAAGTTCGAAGCATAGTCGCGCTGGCAGCTTCTTGAATGCAGTGATCAGATCGCACTTCGACATTTCGCAGACGATGCACACTATTTGCGCAATGAACGTCGGCGCGTAGGCGTTGCCTTTTTCTTCTTTGCTGCTGTATGACGCGGACCCTTTTTTTTAGCAGGGACGACCTTCGTCTGCTGTGCTTCTCCGACGACGATGCCGATCGCAGCCGTCAAGTCATCCATTTCATTCGCTTCGACGTGCTTGTCTTCACCGAACTGCAATGCTGTGCGACGCAGCATGCGACCGTCGTCATCAGCGAACGCAAGTTCTTCAGCTTCTTCTTCGCTGACGTCTTCGTGCATCAGTGCCATGAAGCGAAGTGTTTCAAGATACGGGTTCTTGATCATTTCGCTTTCAGCTTTCGCCATCGCGATCAGCTTCATGTATCGCTTTTCTTCGACTTCACTGCGACGCGCTTGTTCAGCAAGCACAAGAAGATCGTCACGATCTGATTCAGACAAGATCGGCGTGAACGTCAAGAACGCGCTGTCGATCTGACGCAGAAGCGCGAACGCGGAAAGCGTCAAAGGGCGAATCTTGAATCGATGCACTTTGACTGCGACCCCTAGCATGTCGCGTTCAATCCCGCGTTCGCGCTTTTCGTCGATCACTTCTTCACCGTCATCGTCGATGTCTGCGAACAGTCCAAGCTTGTTCGAAGCATGTTCAAGCTTGTCGTCTTCTTCTTCAACAGCCTTTTCAGTTTCTTTGTCTTTGAAGTTTCCCATGATCACAGTTGTTTGAAGCCGCGACGCACAGCCGCCTTGTATTTCTTCGAATTCTTCTTCAGCAGCATCGTGCCTGACTTGCCGCCTTCAGTCGGCACACGAAACGCGACCTGCGGTTCAGGGTCGACTTCATGCATGTGATGATGAAGTCGATCAAGATTCTTGACTGCTGCCATCGCGAAGCTGAACGGATGCAGCGGATATTCAGCGATGAAGTCAAGATCACGATGCCATGCGTCGATGCATTCGGCAGTCGTGACTTCGCCGTCTTGATCTGACGGATAGAAGCAGAACGTCCAGACTTCTTGCCCGTCTGCACGTTCGATGTGCGTGTATGGCGGATCGTGTCGAAGCGGGATGCCGACAGCGATCAGTGCTGCGGCAAGTTTCGTATCGCGAACGTGAACGACTGTGTCGCCTGCTTTCAGTTTGTCGCGATCTGGATCGTATAGCGGTCCCTGCTGTGTTGCTTCTGGCATGTGTGTGACGCGTCGTGCGCGTAGCTGATAACAGCCGCACGACGCAATGCGTGCAGCCGCAGATGATTGTCAGTGATCAGATTCCTTCGTATGCAGTCGCTTTCAGTGAAGACTTCACGAATTCTTCGTTCGCATGTTCGATCGTGACTTCGTCAAGATAGACAGTCGACGAAGCAGTGTCGAAAGTGCCGCTGATCGTCAGCGTCGTTCCGATGTTCGTCGATGCGCCGCTGAACGTGCCAAGACCTTCGATGCTGATTTCAGAAGTCTTGTTGTAGTATGCGACAGCGACGACGTATCCTTGCTTGTCGCGTGCTTCTTTCTTATCAGCCTTGTTCGTCACACTGACAGACTGTGTCGTCAGTGAAGATTCTTCGGCGGCGATTCCGAATGACAGGCTGGCTCCGACTACGGTTGCGTTTGGCATAACAGTGAAGAAGATTGTTTACACGTTCAGTCTGCGACGTTTCGAAGTCGTGTCCAGAAGAAAATTCATCAGCTTGTTTCAGTTCTGCCGCCGCGTGTCCAGTGCGGGATCGCACATTCGACACGCATGATCGCCTGCCACGACAGTTCAGTGACTACAAGATCGCTGACACTGAATGCGATCGGTCTGAAGACGCTTTCTTTCAAAAGCGGATCGATCGTGCCGTCAGTGTCTGTTTCGATCGCGTCGCGCACGCAGCCGATCCATTCAAGAATGCCCTTCTTGCGATCAGGCACAGTCGTCGGATCGCTTCTGACAAGACCGTATTCGCGACGACTTGCGATCATGAATTGAAAGACTTGCGTGATCTGCACGTTCGATGAACCGATCGCGAAGTCTTCAGGCACTGCGCCTGCACCGATGACTTCAGCGTCAGACATCGTGAACGGCACGATATAGGGCAAGTCTTCAGCGCCGTCAGCTTCGTTGACGCCTTCAGCATCGAAGTTCATCTTGCGACACAGACGCCCTGCGATGTCTTGGCAATGATACGTCATACGTCGTTCAATTTCCCAAAAAGGGCGCACATACATTTCGACTTCGTAGATTTCAGGCATGTCGTTCAGGTGGCTATTGATTTCGCGATGAAGTATTTCAAGTGATCGACCATCGCATCAAGCAGTCGATCTTTCGCAAGCGGTCGTTCTTTTTCGACGATCTTCATTGCACGAATGCCGCGCACGCGCTTCTTCAAGACGTAGTGAATACCGAAGACGAAGCCCTTCTTGTAGCCATACATCGCTGACGGCACTTTCGGAATGTAAAGCATCTTCGCACGCTTCGGCCCGTGTGCTTTCGTTCCCTTTTCAAGCCAGCGCATGACGCGCGAATCGTTCGTGACAGTCCAGCCGCCGATGATGCGCGCAGTGCGCCATTCGCGACGCGTTTGTCCCGTCCATTTCCTCGGCGTCGCTTCGACAAGATTGCGTCGTGTGACTTCAGCTTCTTTGAACAGAAGCGCGTTGACGCGCCGATCGTCGATGGCTTCAAGCAAGCCAGCGAATATCTTATCAGCACGTGAATCTTCTATCGTGATCTGAATCATGCTTCACCAGAATCTGCGCTTGAATCGTCGCAGCAGCATCTTCGCTTCGTCAGGGATGCGCGTGTCAAGCAGCGACACTTTCGTTCCGTCAAGCGCTTGAACTTCTTTGCGCATGTCGCCTGTCAGCGCTGCTGCGATGTGAATGCACGCACGACGCACTGCTTCAGGAAACGCAGTATCTGTCGGCGGCTGCGTCGTGTCTGCGATCGTGTAGCCGAAAGTGCCGTCGATCGTCAGCCAGTCGTTGTCTTCGAAATCGACGAAGCTGATGTCAGTGTAGTATGTGATGCGCGTTTCACCGACGTTCGCGCGAAAGTCTTCTGCGTCCCATGCAGTGTCGTCAAGCGTGATCGTGTTGACTGTGATGATCGGCCACGGCAAGAAGATGTGCTTGCCTTGCACATACTGCTTCGGCACTTCAAGCACGCCGTCGCCTGCTGCGCGATTGTCGTGATACCAGAAGTCGCGCTGACAGTATTCTTCGATCAGTCGCGATGCGCGATTGATGCAATCGTGATGCCAATCTTTGATCGTATCTTCATCGTCTGCGTCAGTGTTCTTCAGTTCTTTCTGAAGCTGAAGCAGTGTGCAATACGGTTTCAGTAGCGGGACAGTGACAGCCATGCGTCACGATGCAGCGTTTCTGCTGCGATGTCCAGCACGATCAGCGTGTGTCGAAGTTGCGCTGAACTTTCGTCTGATAGCCTTTCGTCACGCCGCCTTTTCGACGATTGACTTCATCATAGATCACGCGCAGTCGATCGCGATCTTCGCCGACTGCTTCGACGCGTTGATGAAGCTGACGCTTGTCTTCAGACGACAGATCAGAACTGTCGATCAGATTCTTGACTGTTGTCGCATTCATGATTTGAAAATTGTTTCAACGTCTGTCTGTCTGACGAACTTCACATGCAGTGCGATCGCGAACGTCAGTGCGAAGAAGACAGCGACTTCACGCGTGCATTCTGCGGGAAGCCACCACGAAAAGAAGATCGCCCACATGATGATGCCTGCGCAAGCTGCTGCGATCAACAGCAGCGCATACAAGATCGCAGCGATGACGATGATGATCATGATCGTTCGGGCCAGCCTTGACGCATCGCGACGTTGAAGATCGATTCAGCGATGTGCTGACGCGATGCGCGCGGGTCGAAGTCGACGTTCACGTTGCTGACGTCTTGCATCGCACGTGCGATCTTCATCAGCGTCTTCTTCGGCTTCATCTTCAGTCGACGAAGACAGTCGCCGCGATTCCAGCGAATCGTGCGCAGATCGAAGTGCTGCGATGCGACAGGTCGTTCGTGCTTCGTGAACTGTTCGTCAGGGTCGATGCCGATCTGTCGTGACTGAACAGGCTTGAACTTGTGCGGTGCTTCAAGACAGCCGCGATATTCGATTTCGTCGACTTTGATGACGTCACCTTTTTTCAGTGTGCCGAAGCGCCCGACGCGATCGGGTTCTTCAGCGATGTATTCAACGCGTCGTTCCATAGTCTGACAAAGTAGTGCGATCTGTGTCAGACGTCCAGCGCAAAAAAGAAAGCGCCATCGCCCGAAGACGATGACGCTTCTGTGCAGGCATCACCCTGCGCTTCATCACATCACTGATAAAGTGTCAGTATCGTTCAGCGCGCGATGCGCGCCGCAGTTCGTGTTCGACGCCGAAGCGTTCTTTGCCGTCGCTGCCGCGCAGTCTGAAGATGCGCTTCGACTTGCTGCCGCCCGTCGTCGACACAGTGCCGATGATCGTGTGCGTGTTGCCCTTGCTGTAGCTTTCGCCGTTCGTGAACACGACTTGATTGCCGTGCGTCAGTTGTTGTTGTTTTTTCTTCATGGATCAGTCGTGTTGATTTCTGAAAAGCCGACGACAGCGACTGCGACGATGACGATCATCGTCAAGATCAGTGCTGCCAGTTCGAAAGTCATGTCAGTGAAGTGATGCGCCCGTTCGCGGGTCGATGTTCTGCGCGATGAAGTTCTTCAGATGCCCGTCAAGCGTCTGCACGATCTGTTCGCGCTGCACGTTCGGGTGCATCTGCTGTCCGCTGTATGTTTCGAAAGCGACGCGCAGTTCAGTCGTCGTCAGATGCTGTGCGCGTGATCTGATCATCGGCTTCAAGTCAATCGCCCACGCATCGCTGTGCTGCTGATAGCAAGCGCGCACGTGCGTCGCAATGTTCAAGATGATGTCTTCGCTGATCATGTCGTGTGATGCGCTGTGCGCGCGCCAGAAGCGATCTGACGCGCGCTGTGTTCTTCAGCCGTGCTTCGCAAGACAGATCGGGCCGAAGCCGCTTGCGATCGATTCAGGGACAGTCAGCGGACGATTGCAAGCGCAGCAGCGACCTTCGTGCCAGACTTCGACTTGCGACGTCACGTTCTGCGGGTTCGTCTGAAGCTGACGCAGCGTCCACGCAAGCGCGAGGTATGAAGCATTGCTGCGATCTTTCACGCACGACTTCGCTGACAGACGCAGATCAAGCAGACCCGTCTGCGCGTCGCGAACGATGATGCCAAGATAGCTGTAGTCGCCCCATGCGTCGTTGTTCGGACCAGTCAGCAAGCGCACAAAGAAGAAGTCGTCTTCGCCTTTCTTCGCGCCGATCTTGAACGTGCGACGTTCGCCAGTCTTCTTCGACTTGATCGTGACAGTCGCGTTGCCGCCCGTCAGCGCGCGCAGTTGATGTTCAGCGTCGATCTGATGCGGATCGTCGCACTTGATGTCTTCAGTGATGATGTTCATGATGATGTGATGTTCTGATTCTGACGAAGCGCTTCGTGCTGTGCGCGATAGCCGCTTTCGCAGTTCAGCGAAAGTGCGATCAGCGCGATTGTCAGCAGCAAGTTCTTCATCTGACACTATAAAACAGCACTTTCTTGTTCTGCGCAAGAACGAAATCGACGATTTTTGAAAAAAGTTTCAACGTCTGAAATCGACGATTTCTGTGTTCACAGCAATGAATCAGAACGGGATGCTGCATTCTTCACGACACTTGTCGCAGCAGTGACACGCTTGACCCTTGTCGATCGACCAGACGTCAGGACACTTCTGCGCTTGCGCAGCGCCGCCACGACTGCCACACGAAGGACAGCGCACAAGCGAGACGTCGACGAATTCGAAGCCGACGCCTGTCACTTTGTCGACAGGGTCTTTCGCGCGCTGAAGCGCTTCGACTGCTGTCAGCATTTCTTCGCGCTGTGCGAACTTATTGATCTTCAGTCTGACGCCGCGATGAACGAACTGCTGCGATCGCTGTTTGTAGTATGCGCGAAATCGAAGTCGATCGATGACGACGTAGAATTCAGTCGTGTGATTCGCATACGCGTCAAGCAGATGACCGTCTTCGTCGCGCTTGTTCATCTTGCCGACCACAAGCTTCACGGGAAGATCAGGATTCGACAGATCGTTCTGCGCGACGACGTGCTTCTTGCCGCGCCATACGCCAGCGACTTTGATGCGTCGCGTCATGCCAGACCTTCAGCAGCAGCTTCTTCTTCATCAAGCAGCTTGAAGCGTGCTGTCGTTTCAGTGTGCGGCAGCACACGCATCTTCACTGGATCGTTCTGATCGATCTTGATCTTGTGAACGATGCCTTCACGCTTGAAGCACCACGCTTCTTTGTCAGTGCGCAGCACGACGAATTCAAGCATATCGCTTCGAAGCGCAGTGTCGATCATCGACAGATTTTCTTCGATCGTCAGAACTTCGTCGACGTCGTGACAGTGTCCCATCAGAAGCGCAGGACGTTCGACGCCGCGATCAGTCGGCTGAAGCGTCCATGCTACGCGTGAAACGTCAGGACGCGTGTCGCACTGACCGATCACATACAAGCACATGTATTCGCGACAGACGCGCGGACGTTCTTCGTAGATCGCGCAGCCGTTGTTTGCGTGCTTGCACGTGACGCATGCTGCTTTCGTGCCGCCGATCAGCTTCGCTTCGTCAGCAGACAGCACGATGTCTTCGATCGCTGGCGCAGTGCAGCAGAACGTGCAGTCGCCGCAGTCGTTGACGCGCGCTTCTTCGACGTCGTTGTTCTTCAACGCACGCATCATGCGCGCACGTTCTTTCTTCGCTTTGTTTCTTTTCATGATGTGATTCTTCGCCATTCAAGTTGATTCGTGTGATCAATCCAGCACGACTGTTCGACGCACGCTGACAATATCGCATCGCGTTCGTCTTCTGTCAGCGTGACTTCGCACGTGACGGGTTCGCGATACGCGCCAGCGCAGATGCCTGCCGTCGCTGCGCGCACGTTCAGCTTGTCGTGCTTCGTCTTCCAGAAGACGGCACAGTCGCGCGCTGCGTCGAACAGCGCGAACGTGCCTGTGTTGATCAGTGTCGCTGGCATCAGATCGTCGCGAAGTCTGCGTTCTGTTGATGCGGTGCAGCGAAGAACGCTTCGTTGCGATCGCTGTTCCAGCCAGTGAACGTGAACTTGCGCCCGTCATACGTCAGAACTTTCTTGCTGACTTTGCTGACTTGCTTCCAGACTTCAGCGTAGTCGCCTTCGAACGACAGCGTCAGAAAGTCGCGACCGACGTCAGGGCGTGCGCTGAAGCGCACAGGGATTTCGTCAGGGAAGACAGTCGCTTTCCCGCGCTTCGTCTGCTGCTTGATTTGAATCTTGCGTGTGATGTTCTTCATGATGTTGATCAGTGTCGCTGGCATCAGATTTGTTCGAAGCTTCCGTCGATGACTTGATCGACAAGCGACAGCGCGCTGTCGATGATGTCTTCTTTGCAGTAGCAGAATTCTGACGTGCCGATCTGATAGTCTTCGGTGCTATGGACTGCCGCATACCACGAACGCACGTGCGGATTCCACCAGACGTGAACGCTGTGATTGTCGTCGTTGTCGAAGACGAAGCGATAGCCGTTGAATTCATCGTTCTTGCAGGCGCGCACTGCGACGCCTGCGCGTGATGTGTGATTGATTTTCATGATGTGATGTTGGTGTTGATGTTGATCAGATCGAAGACAGTTCGTCTTCAGCTTTCAGTTCTTTCAAGACTTCGACTGCTGCGCGTCTGCATTCTGTGCGCGATTCGAAATACTCCCAATCGATCAGACGACCTGCGAACTTGTGTACTGCTTCGAAGTAGCCAGCAGAGTCCTTGTAAATCTTGATGTCAGATGTTTTCCAGCGATTCATGATGATGTGATGTTCGATGTTTGATGATGTGCGCGTCGTGCGCTGCGTCACTATAAAACAGCACTTTCTTGTTCTGCGCAAGTGCAAAGATGACGATTTTTGAAAAAAGTTTCAAACGTCTCGACACGAAAAAACCGCCAGCCCGAAGGCTGACGGTTTTCGTGATTCGTCAGATGGGAATCTTCGACGAAATGTGTTCGACGGCTTATGCGTCGTAGTCGCGACCCATGACAGCGTAGGGCAACGAAGCAGACGGGGTTTCCATCGGCTTGAAGTCGCGACGGAACGAAGCGACGACGATGTTGACCTGCTGCTGCACATCACGGTCGATTTCGACAGTGAAGCCTTTGCGCACGCCCATGATCCACGAGGGACGGTGAGCGATGTAGATCGACCCTTTCGTGGTCGTGCTGCCATCGTAGACGCCCGAAGCGTTCAAGTCTTCACGCACGCGCGAAGAAACGATGATGGGCGAACCGAACAAAGTCGGAGCGACGCCGCTGTTGATGCGCGCAGTGTTCGCACCGCCAGTCAGATCAGCGGTCAGCGTTTCAGCAAGACCGATGAAATCAGCGTAGCCCTTCACGCCGCAGATGATCAACAGTTCGTTCGGGCGAATGCCCCATCGACCCATGTCTTTCTTCAGCGTCAAGATGTTCGTGTCGCTGATGCCGCCAGTCGAAAGCGAACGATCAAGCGAACCGCCAAGCGCAAGCTTTCGAATGCCGTTGAACAGCGTCATCGAACCCGAAGCAGTCGCGTCGCTGTCTTGATGCGTTCCGGCAGTGTCGCCGTTGATGATCGCATCTTCAAGCGCGTCAGCAGCAGCAGAAGCGAGGTTTTCAGTCACCATGCCAAGCACAGGGACGATCGCGTCTTCTTCTGCTTCATAGCTGAAGTTCGTGCGACCGATCAGCTTCTGCGCCGTCAGCGTGACGTTGTCAGTGCCGGGAGAAGATTCGGTCGGATTCGAACCGGGGTTTTCACTGCCCTTGTAGAACGTCGGGCGCGTGGTGCGAATCGGAAGCTGGAACGACGGAGTCGGCATGTCGATTTCGCTTGCGACGAATTCAGACGCGATCGGCGAATCAAGATACATCCGATTCAGCAGTTCGCTGGAAAGATCGGTGGCGATCAGTTCAGCGCCGCTGTTCACAGTACCAGTGACAAGCGTCTTCTGTCCGTAAAGGATCGACTTGCGAAGCGATTCGACTTGGCGATGACCGCTTGCAGCAGCATGCTTCAGCGTCGCTTCAGGGATGCCGTCATTCTGAACTGCGACGATCTGATGTTCTTTCAGACCCGGAGTCGCATTCATCATGATGTTCAGAAGCTGCTTTTCAGCGACGTTCAAGTTGCCTGCCCGATGTTCGGTCGGGAATTCAACAACGACGCCGTCAGGCACGAAGCCGACACTGCCGCTGAACTGATTCTTCTGGCCCTTGTTGACGAAGGACTTCTTCAGATCAGCGATCGCGCCGTCGAAGTCTTCTTTCGACACGCTGCCTTCAGGCTTGAAGTTCTTCAGACCTTCTTCGATCGCAGCCTTGATGTCGACGTCGACGCTATTGCCATCGCCAAGCACGTCCTTGATTGCAGACTTGATGTCGTCAGGCTTGACGGTTTCAAGCGTTTCAAGACGATCAGTCAGCGCTTTCACGACATCAGAAGTGACGCCCTTGCCTTCCATCGCCTTCGTCACGCTTTCAGTGACAAGCTGCTTCACTGCATCAGCAGTCAGCGAATCGTCGTCTTCAAGATCGACGCTGCGCGCGTTCTTGAAGTGTGCATCGATGTCGAAGTCAGAAGCAAGAAGCTTGCTGATGTCGTCACCGGATTCTGACGCCTTCGACAGAAGCGCAGTCAGTTCTTTCTTTTCGTCGTCAGTGCGGTCGCCAGACGCTTTCGCGTTCAGTTCGCGCAGCCGTTCGACTTCTTTCTTGGTCAGTTTCATTCGATTGTGGATTGAACAGTTGCTTTGTTTTCGCCGCACTTTACGGCTTCGACACTGACAGCGTTCTGCGTTTCGAATGCGTGTCCAGAAGTTTCTGCACTTTGTTTGAAAATTTTTTCAAACGCTGAAAAGAAAAAGCGCGCCAGTCGGTGAAGACTGACGCGCTTCATTTCGCAGCTTGGAACGACACAGCGAAGAAGAAGTCGTTCTGCGTGCAGAATTATTCAGCGCCGATGAACAGCACGTTGACGACAGGCGTGCCGCTGACGCCAGTGATCGAAAGTGTTGACGTCGCGCCGATCGAAAGACCTGACGGGAAGTGATGCACGACGATCGCCCCCGGTTGAAGTGTGCCTGCTTCGCCGCCCATGTTCGCGGAAGCGTATGTCGCAGACAGCGATCCGTCAGCGTTCTGCAAGACCATTGCATACACAGTCGCAAGCGCGACAGCGCTGCCGTCAGGGTTCGTCGGCGGTGTGCCTTCGCCGTCAAGCGTGTTGACGTCAGGTTCAAGGACTTTCGCGACGCCGTTGCTGCAAGTGATCGCGCGACTGTAGACAAGATCAGCAGCAGCAGGAATCGTCAGCGTCGTGCCGCTGAAGCCGATGCGATAAAGGTTCGACGCAAGCGCGTCAGCAGGCGTGATGTCTGCGTAAACATTCAGGGAAGCTGATGCAGTGATGTTCATGATGATTCAGTGTGCATCGTTTGATGCGATCTGTTCAGTGTCGATCAGTCTTCTTCAGTGTTGATGATCTTCGTGATCAGCACGCCCTTGCGAATCTTGCCGCCAGCAAGTTCAGCAGCGTTGATCGGTTCGATGTTCGAATCAGCGTCGACTTCGACGAAGCGATACTTCGTGCGCGGCTTCAGTCCCGTGACCGTGCCGTCAGACTTCGTTTCAGCTTCGATCACGTCAAGCGCAGCAAGACGTTCGTCTTCTGCGACTGCGTGCGATTCGATCGCGATCGATCGTGCTTGATTCTTCGGCGCTGCTGGCGCTGCTTTCTTTGTGCTGGCTTGCACGTCAGAAACAGATGCTGTTTTCTTGGCGACTTGTTTCGGCATCGTTCTTCTTTCAGTTCAGTTTCATTCGCTTGAACGCAGTCTTCGCATCTTCGATCGACACTGCGCGTGCTTGGAAAAGCGCGTCAGGATTCGCAGGCACTGCGACAAGACTGACTTCGAAAAGTTCGACTTCTTCGACAAGTCGCGGATTGTCATCAGCGAACTTGAACAAGCCGCCGATGCTGAATGCCTTCAGATGACCTTCAGCGATCAAGAAGCGAATCTTGCGAAGTTCAGGCGCGTTCGACACTTTCGCTTCGACTTCAAGACCGCGCTGCGACACGCGCATCTTGCTGAATGATCCGGCGATGTTGTCGACACTGTTCGTGTGATCGATCAGCATCACAGGATTCTTCATGAAGCGCGCGATCGTCTTGTTGAACGCAGTGTCGCCGATCGTGTCGCCATCGCGATCTTTCGGCGTCATCGCCGCGAACGTCGACGCAAGTCCATCAAGCATGATGTTCTTGAAGTCGATGATCTGCTTCTGTTCGTCTTCGATGTGCTGCGCCTTCAGTTCGAATTCGGCGACAGCTTCGAACGACTTCACGTTCGCGTGCTGAACGACAGGCTGCGCTTCAAGTGCGTATGCTTCTTTGACGTCAGCGCTGCTGACAGGCGTGTCAGTCATCAGCAAGACGCCGTCACTGTTCGGCACGCACAGTCGCGTGAATTCTTCGTTCTTGCGGTAAGCGTAGAAGCGACCGCCGTCGAATGCTTCGCAGATGATGAATTCGTCTTCAACAGCACGCACGTCAGAAGACTTCTTCTGCTTCTTCCCGCCGACACGAAGACGTCGTGTGTCGATCGGGTTCTTCTTGACGCGTAGCTGTGGCATCGATTTGAAAATTGTTTCAAAGTGAACTGACAGATCAGTCGCCTTCAGCTTCGTCGTCCGCTTCAAGCGCAGCGATCAAATCAGCTTTCTTCGCGCCGTCAGGCACGATCTGATCTTCTTCGTCAAGCAGCGCGTTGCGTGCGTCGATTTCAGCTTTCAGTTCTTTGACAGACAGTTCGTCGTAGGATTCGATTTCTTCGCCGTCAGCTTCGACTTCGACTTCGACTGCGTCGTCGTCTTGCGTGACGCGTGACGGTTCAGACGACTTCGACACAGTGCCTTCGCTTCGTGCGTCTTTCGTCGATTCAGTGTTCGTCTGCGCTGGCTTCACGTTGCGTGCTTCAGCGTCGACCCACTGTTCGAACTTGTATCGCCCATCTTCGCGGACGCAATCGTATTCGCTTTCAGTCAGCGTGATTGTGTCGCCGGTCTTGACGGTTCCGAATCGTCCGATGCGATCATCGGCCCCCTTGTAAACGACTTGTGCGTATTTCATAAGAATGCAGAAGAATTGAATGCAGTGCTTTCAGTGTGCGACGTTTCGAAAGCGTGTCCAGCAAAAAAGTTCAGAAGACGATCGCTTCACCTTCGTCGTCATCAGTGTTGTCGACTTCAGTCTGTGCGACGATTTCATAGCCTTCTGTCAGAAGACGATCAGCGATCTGCTGTTCGATCGTCGGCATGTCGGGCGCATCTTCTGCGCGTTCGCGATAGTGTTCGATGACTCGCGTGCGATGTTCGATCATTTCAGACAGCATCGATTCGTCGTCAGCAAGTTCGTTCGTCAATTCTTCTGTCGCGTTGACTTGGAACCCGCGATCGCTGCTGTCATCAAGCTTGATGACGAAGCCTGTGCTTTCGTTCTTCAGTAGTATCATATTATTCAGCCTTTCTTGCTGCTGCGATGACAGCGTTGTCGATGTATTCGTTGCGCAAATTGCCCAGCACGAACTTGAACCATTCAGGATCAGATCGCGCGAAGCCCAGCGGGTTACTATACAACAATTCCGTGCCGACTGTCATGACTTCGCTGAAAATATGAACGTCAGGGTCGTAGTCGGGAATCGTCTTGCCGACTAGATTGCGTTCGTAGATTTTCGATTGATAGACTTTCGCGCCGTAGTATGACAGCGAACTTCTGCTTTTCGGCGCGACCAGCACTGGGCCGCCGTTCATGTTCATCAGCGAAACTTCATCCAGCCCGTAGTTATGCGTCGGAAATTTTTTTCGCAGCGGCTGAAGCGTGCCGCCGACTTTCGCTGCGCGCTGCTTCAAGAATTCGAAACTGCGACGAACAAGATCAGGGTTCGCCATTTCTATCCCGTGAACAAGTTCATGCACGACTGTTTTCGCTGTCGTGTTCGTTCGAACTTTCGCGACGCCGATCTTGCCAGTTCTGTCAGTGCCTGCCCACGCTGCATCAGTCGGGTCGAAGTGCGCACGCTTGTTGATCGCTGACACACCGACTTCGTTGAAGCGCACAGTGCGTCGTGCTGATATGCGATCGATGAACGTCTTCGAATCATCAAGCATCTTTCTGAAGACAGGCGTCAGCGTCTTGTCGCCTGTGCGCAGCGGCGTCTTGACGCTCTTCCAATCGCCGACGTCGGATTCTTCAAGTCCTTCGAACAGCAATTCGTGAAAGTCTTGCGCTGCATCATCAAGCACACGTTCAGCAGCGATGACTTTCTGACGTGCTGCGTTCCATTCTTCGACGTAGTCGTTCCATATCTTGTTTTTCTCGTTTCGCAGTCTTGTTCTTTCGACGTCGTCGATCGATGGATCGAAGATGCGTTCTTGAAGCTTGCGACGCTTTGTGTTGATCGCAGCTTCTTTCTTCACGACTTCATCGAACGCGTCTTCAGCAGCAATCTTTTTTAGATTCGCTTTTCTGTAGCTGTCTTCGATCTTGTCAGCATTCGACAGAACTTTCGCGTGAATGTCATCGACTTTGCGTGCGACAGCGAACTGACGCTGCTGTGCGATTTCTGCTTCTGTCAGTTCTTCTGCGATGTCGCCGACTGCTTCGATC